GAAAGAGTTAATAAACCACCCATTACCTTACCAAGTGCATCAAAGTTTTCAGATGCTGATGTTACACTTTTATACACATCTGTTATAACACCAAGTACTTCATTGAATATTATTTGTGCAGTTTTAAACACAACATTTAAACCATCCATTACTTCTTGGTTCTCTTGTACTGCACTACTTACAAATTCAAATGCTTTTTGTAATACGAATATGATACCAGTTGCTGCTCCAATGCCTTTTAAAGATACACCAACTTTCTTAACACCCTTTGCACTATCCTTTGCACCTTTTTCTACTGCTTCTAAACTATCTGCTGTTTTTTCATTAGCGGTAACAACCTCTTTTTCAAGTTCTGAATATTCTTTTTTAAGTTTGTCAATGTTTTTTAAAGCATCCTTGTATTTTAACTCAAATTCTACTTCTATTTTTTGCGCCATCTTAAATTTCTTTTTGTTTGTTTAAATCCACTTGAAAGTGTTTCTGCTAATTTATATTTTCCCTGTGCTATCTTTATGTTTTCAGTTTCACCATCAACAACTTGTAGCAAGTCTATTATATTCTTAATCATAGTATTGTGTTTAGTAATTCAAATTCTGTTTTACCAGTTGTTAAATCTGTTGTTAGTGAATTAATTTTGTATCTATCTTGACCTATTTCTATTAAGTCGTTTAGTTCTAAATTATAATACACTTTCATAGGCAGATATGCTGTTACTTTTAACAATCTTCTACTTAAATTAAATACATCTTGTATGTACTCTTTGTATTCTGTTTCAAATAAAGTATCTGTAAAGCCTAAAGCATTGTTACCAGCAACTACACTATCTGGTTCGTTTGCTAAATACTCATTAAATTCATTTTGAAAATGTATGTTTGTTTTACTTGTACTTGGTAATAAAGCTAAACTATTTGATGGTATGTAATAAGTTGTTATATCAGATACACTAACTGTTGCCGTGTCTCTTATTCTTATTTCAGTACCTCCAGAAATTAAGATAGGATAAAATATTAATGGTTCACCTATATATGGTTGTTGATTTTCATTTACTGAATAACCCCATTGTACATCTGTTGCATCTCTTGGTGTTGTACCTATATCATACAATCTTTCAAACTGCATATGCTCAAATGGCACTTCTATTTTATACGGTTCACTAGGTGCATCAAAAATATCACCATCTAAAGTAAAACCTAAACTTCCCCAACCACTATTGGTAAGCTGTTCAAATTGCTTTGCTAAAAAAGAACCTAAACCCTTGTAGCTAAAATTAATTTGATTAAAAGGTAACGCAACATCTGATGTTGATTTTGTAGTATCTAGGTATTTATCTATGTTGTAAACTTGTGTACTAGCTGCATAATAACTATCTAAAGTTCTTACTACTATCGTACCAACATCATCAACAAATGCTGTAAGGTTAAATAAGTTAAACAAGCCAGAAAGAAAATCTATAATCTTCATTTTTGGTATTTGTTGAACTATGTTAAACTCAAACTTTTGGTCTGTTACAAAAGATGCGTTGTTGTGGTATAAATCACTTCCAAAGGTTGGTGTGCCTAATGGTTCTATCCAATTTAATTGTACATCAATATCATTAGCATTAAAAGACACAACACCAGATATTTCTAGTGTATATGTTGAGTTGTTTATTAAACCAGATGGATTAGCTGATATACTTAAAGTTTGTGTATCGTTAACCCCATTTAATTCCCCAACAACAATACCACCATTTCTTAATACCCTAACATTATAAACCGCTGAATTATCTACTGGGTCAAGTGTGTATCTTAACAAAGCTGGAGTAACACCTATGGGCGCATTTACAGTTATAACACCATCAGATACCGTTGACACATATTCTGTTGAACCAGTCTTTACAACTAAATCATCAAGTCTTGTGTATATAACCTCAACCTGTGCAGCTTGTTCTACATTACCACTTTTACGATGTAACCACATAAACAGATTATGGAATTGTTCGTTTGTGTTATCATTAAAAAAATCATCTGAAAAAGTAATATTGTATTTACTTTCTATCGCATCAATAATTGCTTGTAATCTTATTGCATATTTAAACTCATTCCAGGCTACACCATTTTTATTGTCTGATGAGTTTGTAGCAATATTATTTATTGTAGCCTCTGGGTCATAATCTGCTGCTGCTGCTGCACTACTATTATAAATTAATCTGTTTGTGTGTGTAATTAAAGGTACAAGTATATCATTGGTTACTTGCGGCATTCTACTTGTTACATCTGTATAGTCATATACTAGGTTTTGGTTAAGTGGTAGACTTGCTAATTGATTGTCACCTAATATGTCTTTTAAGTCAACTGTATTACCGAAGAAAGTAATCTTGTATGTGTGTGCTAAATTGTTTTTAAGTTCAACACCTTGCAAAGCTATCTTACCATCTTTAAAAGGTAAATCATTTAATTCTATTCTTGCAGCTTGTTTTTTCCTTGCATCAAAACCACCACTAATATTAAAATTATAATAGTGCTGAAATATTTTGTTGTTAACACTAGATGCTGGTACGGAAAACGTTTGTGTAAATTCTGTAAATACCTTTTTTAAGTCTTTTACATTTTTTATTGTTTGAGTAAGTGATACACTTTCATCTTTAAATAAATCAACTCTTTGACCCTTTATATATAATTGTAGTCTACGCATTATCTAATGTTGTTTATGTAATCAAATGCTTCTTCAAATTCTATTGTGTATTCTATTAGCCTATCATTTACACTTGTTTTAAAAGCCATAGATGAGGTTTTAACCTTTAATGGTATAACTACACCACTTCCTTTTTTAAACGTAGACCACCATATGAATTCACTTAATAATAATTCTTCAAATTGCTCATTAGCAAACTCTGGGTAATATCCACTACTAAATGTATGGGTTTGTTTTGCTTGTGTGTTAAACACTTTGTTTGGCGCATCTTGTAATGAATAAGTAGCACCACCACTTGGATAGGTTATTGTGTTTGATTTGTAACCCTCATTTGTTCTGTTTAGATTTCTAGTTTCTTTTAAGAAAAACCACAAGTCTTGCTGTGCGCCATATTTATTGATGTATATAATTCTGTTACCCTCACCATACTTCGTGCAATCTATTCTTTTTATATTACAATCCACACCTTGAATAGTTACACTTGTGTCACTTGCAGTATATGCATTTGCACCTCTAAAACTACTTGTAAGAAATGGTATTTTACCTATTTGGTTATTTGGCGCTAATATCGTAAACTCATCGGTATCATCATTTATAGGTATTAATAAAGTAGGTAAACTTCTACCAAAAGGTATTTCTGGGTTTACACCATCAGTAAATTCACCATAGGCTTCAAAGCCTACATCATTGTAAGTTACTGTCAATAATGGTAATGCATTACCAGTACCATTTAAACCATCATAAGGTGTTATTATAGTTTGTATTGCAACTGTTTGAGGTATGTAATCAGTTTGGTACGTTATCTCTATATAATCCCTTGCAAGTTCTGCTATGTCAAAGTTTATAGTTGTAGATGGTTGTACATTTTTTACAAGTGTATATCTTATAGTGCCATCAATAGAAACCGTGCATACAACAGATAATGTACCAGATGCTTGAATTGTTAACTTTTTAAACTGTGGGTTTCTTAATGCTAAATTTGCCATCTTAATAATCTAGTGTTAGGGTTGCTATAAACAAATAGAACCTTATTGTTGTGTATGTATATCTTTCATCTCTTGCGATGTATTCCCAGCCTAACATAAGTCTGTTATGTGGGTAATGAAATGCTATGCCTAATGTCCAATCCATAATTTTATTTTTCGGTGAATACCATTTGTGACCTTATGTCTTCTGCAAATGCTTTACCCATATCTAATTCATATTTTTTAATACCAGCTTCAAATGGTTTTGTAAAGAATAAGTTTGCTTTTAAACCTTTGTTGTAAATACTTTTTACAATTAAGTATCTCATACTTTGGTAACTCATAAACTTACCTTTTTTATCTCTCCATTGAAACCTTTTCTTTCTTAACCATTTATCAATACCTTTGGTTAAACCACCTTTTGGACCAGTACCACTACCATATTGAAATGGTGATAATGCTGCACTTGTTTGTGGGTATGTTGAGGTTTTACCCTTTACACCTCTATCTACAAATGCACCGTAATCTTCCATCATAAATTCAACCAACATTGCCTGGTCATCTTCCAGCAAGTTATAAGATAAAGAGTTGTATAAATCACCACCACCTTTATCATCTTTGGTCAATCTGCTTCTAGACTGCTGAATTACATATTTAGCATATTGGGTCATTACAGCCTCAAGGTTGTTAAACTCCATTAGCAGATGTATATATCATTGTAAATTAATATGTCCATTGATGCTGACCATCCAGCTAATTGGTTTTCAAACCTATCCATAAAAGGTTCTAAACTTGGGTTACCCTCTAGTTGGTATTTATCTTGGTGTAGCTGTCCCATTCTTAAACGTTGTATAAGCCTATTTAAGACCGCTAGTTGCGTGTTTAGAATATCTTGCTCATTAGTGTTTCCAGTAAATCTATCTGTCGTTAAATCCTTTGATTGGTCTACAATGTCACAAGCTAGTATTGTAATGCTAAACCTCAATACTTGTTCTTCTACACTCACACTATTTACAATGATATGTGCCAAAGGAAATATGTCTTGCTTGTTTAGGTTTACATCGCTAATGTCACCAATAGAAACGGTGTTGTTATTTACATCTAGTAGTAGTTGGTCTTCTATTGTTGAGGTTAACTGGTAATACCCTCTTACACCTTGATTGCTCATTTAAAATTTTGTTTAATTCTTTTTGCTTCTAGTTCTGCTTTTTCTTTCATATACTCTAAAGCATATAAGCATTTATGTACATTTAATTTAGTGATATCTTCAATTCTTCTAATATCGTTTTGAGCGAGGCTAGTGAAGATGTTTTGATACCATCCATATTTTCTTGAAAAATTTGTTGATGCATCGAGTTGTCCGTTTGCGGCTGCTCCAAATAGTTCACCATAACCATTGATAATTCTATCCCTAAATTGTACAAAAAAAAAATTGACCCTAGAACAATGTCCATAGGTATTTCTTCTAGCTTTTCTTTTGCATCAACCTCATAGTCTACAATAGTATATTTATTACCTATTGATTTTTCTATTGGTCTATACAATACATTCATTGCTATTTGCATATTTTGCCAATCACCAATGTAGGTATCTAAATCTATATACTCACCTAAACTAATATCATCTAGGTTTGGTATCATTCCATATTCAACACCACCAATTTTAAATCTTCTTGTTAAGTCTGGTTTCGCTTCAAACATATTATTTAAAACCTCAACAACTTTGTTTGCATCACCTACCTTAAGCATCCTTACATTCTTTGCTTCTAGGTTGCAAAATATCTCTATCATCTTACATTGTAAAAAGTAACTATCCTCATTGCTATCTTGCAGCTTTAGAAACTTCTGGTATTGCTTTAATGTTATTTCAGACAAATCACTTGGTACTATCAATTCAACTTTCATACTTATATAACGTTTTTAAAATGGTTTTTTATACTAGAGTAAATATAATAAAAAAAGGCGCACCATTTACGATGCGCCTCTTACTCAAAACTAACTTAACTAACTAAATCATACTTGCTTCGTGACAAGCACCAGAACATACACCTGGCTTATCTATTTCTGTACCACACTCTGTGCATTCATATTCTTTGTGTTCTTCTTGACTATACCAATCCATAATATTCTGTTTTAAGTTTACCATTACGGTAATGTTCTACAATTACACCAGTGCTTAAAGCTATTACCTTATATGGTCTGATGCTTCTTTTTACTAAAATTTTGTTTATTAATTCTTTCATCTGTTTGTTTTTAAAAAAAAGTGGGTAGCCTCCTATGTAACCTCGCAACGACCAAGTATTAGAGTTAGCGGATAACCCCCACCTTTTGCTTATTGGTTTATATATTTTAATGTAGTAAGTGTTGCTGTAGCTTCTTGCTTTGCTCTTGTAAGCATACACACCTCATCTCTATCAAGGCTGTTAAATATCCTTGCTTCAATGTCATCAATCACATATTCTAAATTGTTTATTATCTCTTTCATATCTGTTTTGTTAAATTAATATACCGCAATATACAAATAAATAACATACCAACAAATAATTTAATAACTTTTATGAGATAAAGTAATTACCTCTATTTGGGTTTTGTAGTTGATATGATACCGCATAACGTATTGCATCTATAATATGGTTGAATTTGTCTTGTGGTGTTTTAGACTTTTTTTCTAACCAGGAATAATTGTTTAGTTCTTTGATGAGGTTGATACTGTTTTCTTCAACTATCAAATCATAATCTTGTAGTAAAGCTATACCATAGGTTATTGAACCTTGTCCTTTTATTGCTTTGACTACATTACAACCTTTTGCTTTTAGTTCGTGTAGTAATCTAGGTTCTGCACTATCACCTACTATAAGACTATTATTAGCGTGTTTAAGGTTGAGGTTAGCTATTTCTGATGTGGTAAGACCTTTGAGATAAAAACACTCCTTTAAATAGATTATTTTGTTTGTGCTATCAATGTTGGTTTCTACTAAAGTATTTTCATCTGCTGCAAATCCATAATCTTGACCAAAGACACTAACACCTACTTTTTTAAATTCACCTATCTTCCAATTACTAAATATAACACCTTCAGCTTTTGCTAACCAACCACCTAACATCTGATGTTTGTATTTATCTGGTCTACGTTTCTTAATGTTTTCTATTTGTTCTAAATAGCTTTTAGATAGGTTCTTGATGTTATCTAAATAAGTTGTGTGTATGTAGTTTGTATTCCCTTTGGTTGCATTAGAACCAGCTTGTACACCTTTATCTTCAAAGAACCTATTATATATCCAATGCTCTTTTGTAACTGGGTTTAAAATAAGTATTACTCTATTCTTTTGTTTTAGGTTTCTTACACTTAAATCTATCTTGT